CTGATGAAAGACCCGGGGCTATTTAAGCCCCGCATCCTTCAGGATTCTGTTTACGGTTCCTGTTGCAATTTCTTGTGAATCATGCCTTGGAACCGGGAACTCTTTTCCAGTGATTGGACTATACCATTTTTCATGTCTGTTGTATTCGCCCATCCACTTGCATTTGTTCTTCTTCAACAGTTTCTTAAGTTCAGATGTTTTCATCAAGTACCTCCTTTCTGGTATTATTATAACACGTATTATATACGTATGTCAATAATATCATTAGTATTTTATATGTATTTTATACGTATTTTTCTTGCAATCTGAATCTTCATATGATACTATAATCATAGTTCAGATGCTTTCACGGTACAGTGAAAGGCCGCAGGGAAAATACATCCCTGCGGTTTTTATTTTTAGCAAAAAATAAGCCGCCCCGGGACTGGCAATCCGGAGCGGCTGAGGATGTGGTATCCTCTGACATATCGCAATATCAGTGTACCACATCCTCTCCTTAAAAAGAAGAGGTGATTGAATGGCTAAAGCTATCAAAACAGCATCTGGTAAATGGACGATCCGCTGCTATCATTACACTGATCAGGAAGGGAAGGTCCACATGAAGAGGTTTACCGGCAGCACCAGGTCGGAAGTCCTGGCAAAAGCCAGAGCCTTTGAGATGGAGCGTGACCGCTTCTCCCGTGACGATCTGACTGTCGAAGAAGCTGTCCGCCGGTACATTGATCAGAAGGCGCCTGTCCTGTCTCCGGCCACAGTACTCGGATACGACAAAGACTTCCGGAGCAACATCCAGCCTTATCCTATCGCAGCCATCAAGGTGAACAGTCTGAAGTCTGAGCATGTCCAGGAATGGGTGAACGCCATTTCTGCCGGCCATTCTCCAAAGACAGTCCGCAATGTTTATGCCCTGCTGCAATCTTCTGTGAAATCTCTCCGGCAGGTCATCTTTGACGTCAAGCTCCCGCAGCGCGAACGGCCGGACCTGTACACTCCCACGGAGGCGGATGTCCGGAGACTGATCGACTCCGCAAAAGGTGATCTGAGACTGGCCATCCTGCTGGCTGCCTTCGGTCCGCTCCGGAGAGGCGAGATCGCAGGGCTCCGCAGGTCTGATCTTGACGGTGACCGGCTCACTATTCGCAGAGCCATTGTGAAAGACAAGGACGGTAACTGGGTAGAGAAGCCTCCGAAGACTTTCAGCAGTTACCGGACCATCGTGCTCCCTTCCTTCCTGGCAGAGGAGCTGGCCGAGAAAGAGGATCGGCTCGTAGATCTGACTCCTACGCAGATCTCCAACCGCTTCCAGAAGTTAGTGCTCCGGCACGGCTTCCCGCATATCCGCTTCCATGATCTGCGGCACTTTGCCGCCAGCTACATGCATGCCATGAACATCTGTGACGCGACCATCCAGCAGAGAGGCGGCTGGCAGACCAATGCATGCCTGCGCCGAGTCTACATCGATGCCATGGATGACGCTGCCAGAAAAGCGACTGAAGAGATCAATTCCAGGTTCTCTTCCATTGCACTTGACTCTACACTTGACCATGCATAAAAGAAATCCCCTATTTAAGCGGTTTCCAGGCGATTTTCGGTGGGGTTCGATTCCCCTCAGCCGCTTAATTTTATACATTTTGTAAAAATGCTGAAAACAGCGGGAATCCAGTAAAATCAATTGTTCCCGCTGTTTTTCTTTTTTCTCGCATTTTATACATTTTTCTCGTTTTTGGTATATTAATTTGCTTTATACAATATCCGACTTGACTCAAAACTTGACTCAAATCTTAGACCAATCTTGAACTAATCTTGAAACCAAAGAACCCGGAAGGTTTTCCCTCCGGGTTCTGTCATCATCATTCATTATTCTTCATGTCTTTTCTTATCAGTTCTTTAATGTATCCCTGCTTATTCCCAACCTTCTCCAGCTGTGCCAGGATGTCGGCGTCTGTCTTTTTGTTCAGCTTCATCTTGAACTGGATCGTGTTGGCTGCGTCATATTTCACCTGGGCTCTGTACTGAGGTGTGTCTGCCATCACTCGTCCTCCTCATCTTCCCCCATTGCGTCCTGGAGCTCTTCCAGCTCTGTCTGCATCTCCTCAAATGTCAGACCGTATTTCTCTCCGAAGCAACCGTCATATCCGTATACGGTCTGATCGTTCTCGTTCTCATACTCGTATACATTGAACGGATCCGTATTTGAATAGAACTCTTGCGCCTTATCGCTCATTCTTCTCATTGCTAACTCGCCATTAACCTTCATTCTGTTTGTGAACTTCATTTTATGTACCTCCTTGATGTTGTAAGTATCTCTCTTTGTGTCTTTATTATAATATACGGGTACACCTATTTCAAGACGGAATAATATACAATTATATATGTGTCCACCTATACATAATGCACAAAAATAAAAGGGCAAGCATGTGCCTGCCCTTGTGCCCTTTTATATGGTCAGATCTTTATCTTCTGCCCTACATAGATCAGGTTCGGATTGGAGATCCCGTTCTTCTTTACCAGCGCGCTGACTGTTGTGCCGTACTTGGCTGCGATGGCCGAGAGTGTATCTCCGGACTTGACTGTGTAGATTGTCTCTTTCTTGGATGCCAGAATCTGATTGACCTTGCTCTGGATCTGGTCGATCTCGGAAGAGGAGAAGCCCAGCTTCTTAAGAGCTGCCACTCTGGCGTCGCCATTTCCGTACTTGCCGTCGATCACTCCCTGTGCTGCCACAGCGATAGACGGTTTTGTTGTTTTCTTCGCGGATTCCGAGGAGGATGCGGATGAAGTCCCCGGATATTTTGGATGAACAAATCCGCTTATATATCTTCCGTCAATCTCAATCTCTCTGCACGCACACTTATCATTCCTGTTTCCTTCAATCACGTTGATTTTTCCGCTGGATACATTCTTGACAAGTCCTACATGGTCATAACCTCTTGCATCTCCTACTCCCTTGTCTGTCCAATCGTAGATGATCCAGTCACCAGGAGAAGGAACATATGCGTCATTCTCTACCCAGATTCCTCTGCTCTTTGCTCCCTTTATGATATTTGCGCAGTTCGCAGACAGAGGGAACAGCTTGGCTGCCTTATCCTTTCCAAACTGCATGATCGCGATTGCCGATACGAATGTAGCGCACCATGAAGCAGTGTAATTCATGGGCCAGCCGTCCGGCTGTACTGTGTTGAATGTATCAATTATCTTCTTGTGCCTGGAGTCGCCTCTCACGCAGCCAATATAGGATTCTGCAAGGAAGACGGCCTTCGCTCTTACGGAGGCTTCCGTCTCTTTATCTGCAGCAGGCTTTCCGGCTGCGCTCTTCTTAAATCCATTCAGCCCTTTAGCTTTGATCTTCTGCGGATAATCAACATAGCAGGTGTTAACATCAACTTTTCCATTGATGCCTGGAATATCCGTCCGCTGTCCGGACTGCCAGATGCCGGCACCGACTTTCCCTTTGTAATAGCATTTTCCCCTGTAGTCTGCTACCCAGTGCGCATACGGCTGGAGCCTGGAGTCATCCAGTACCTCCTGGAATCCTGATTCAGTAGACGCGTATATGCCTGCCCAATATCCTGCATCCTGAAGGGCCTTGATGAACGCTACTGCAGCGTCCGTATTCCCCTTTTTATTCCCGGTCGAAAAATACTCGCTCTCAATGTCGAGATACACAGGGAATTCATACTGCTTCCCTTTAAGGATCTCGATAAACTTCTTCGCATGCTCCTTGCCTGCTGCCGTAGTTATGAAGCTCCTGCCTACCAAATAGTAGGCTCCGACATTCAGTCCCGCTGCCTTTGCGTTCTTATAATTCTGCTCAAATACTGCATCCTTGTAGAAGCCGCCCGGTTCATCGCTGGCATCACTTCCGCCTGCCTTAATGATCACAAAGCTATAGCCTGCTGCCTTGATCTTCTTCCAGACATCTACCGTGATGTTCCGCTGTCCTCTCGGAACGTTCGATACATCTATTCCCTTAGTTGCCATTATGCCCCGCCTCCTCTATAGCTGCCTCTTCCGGCAGTTCTGCAGTCATGTCGTCAAGGAACTTAAGCAGCCACTCTCTAATTCTCCTTGGAATAGGAAGGCCGCACATCAGCATGTTTTTAAGGATTGATACAGCTTCATAGACAATAAATAAAAGGCAGAAAAGTTCGCACATTCCTACCTTCTCAAGGCCAATGACCTTCAAATATTGTTCGTCTATAAAACCGACCAAATTTATGTGGATTATCAGATCCGCCAGCATCAGCACTCCGGCTGATACTAACATCATCACCTTCCGGATCGCGCCGTCGATGCCAACGCTGGAATTAAACTTGTGGTACTTGATCGCCCGGCCAACGCCGAGTATTGTGTCAAGCACCACAGCAAGCAGAAGTAATTTAATAAGTGAGTTACTCCCGAGCAGCGCAATAAAATCGTTCATAATCATTCAGACCAGTCCTTTCTGCTTCAATTGTCTTTGCCATTGTGAATCACATCTTAAACCACCTTAAAGTTCTCTTTAAATTAGTCGCCCCCAAAAGAGGGCATTGCTACCGATTGTAAGGATATGGAAGTTCATTCATTCGGCATCGCCTCTTTCATGAGCATGTTGACCAGTCCTTTCTGTCACTAGAGTTCTGTATATTTCACTGCGAGCTTGTGTTTGCCCTCTTGGTTACGGAATATGCGATAGCCAAGTTCTTTTAAGAACGTAACCTCTGATGGATAGTCTAACGTACCATAATCCTCATCAAGCAGTTTAACCCAGTACGGAATCTGCTGTTTCAGAGAATCAATGCCATTTTGGTCGAGCCCGTCTTCATGTATGAGTTCAAGCACTGTCATTAGTTTTCGGATATTCATATATGTTGACCAGTCCTTTCTATATTTGCGCCTTGACCCATTCAGCAACTCTTGCGCCCCAAAGACTGAAATCTTCATAGTGCAATTTATCTGTACGCAGATATTTGCTCCAATTCCATTCAGTGACTCCGCTGTCTGTCAATGAATCATATACAGTTGCCCCCCACTTGGTCATCATAGTTGCAATCGCATCATTGTACGGCTTTTGGAATGCGACATTGTCCGCAAATGTATTGCCCTGATCCATCCTTGGCGGAGGAAGAACGACAAGTGGAATGATGTTAGGATTGCTGTTGTAAATCGCATCCATGCCGATGTTAATTGTTCCGCATAGTGTCATGGAATCCGTGCTGTCAGTGTTTCCGATTGTGACATTGTTCCCTGCGTCGTTTGTACCGAATCCTAACAGCAAAATATCATAATCGGAAAAATCGAAGTTCGTGGCAATGTTATAAAATCCGAACATCGAGAAATTCCACGCAGATACAGGATTGTTAGAACCTCTGTCTGTGTATCTTGCTCCAGGGCAGGCTAGCGACCATATATCGAGCGGAATCCTTTGTTTAATCCTGTAGCAACATGAATCGCTACCCTTTCCAAAATTGTTAGAATAGGCAGGCTGAATCGGCACGAGGTCGGTTGCTATATCTCCTGTAAACTCATTTGCCTTGGATGCATATGGTGCCCACAAAGAATCGCCTAACATCAAACATTTTTTCTTTGAAATTTCAGTCAGATATTCCTGCATTCCGCAATAATACCATCCGAAATAATTTGAATATGTTGTTGCAGAGCCCTGTATAACCTCTCTCTTCCATTGGTTGTTCGGGTTTGCGATGGCATATGCCGTCCATATCGCATAATTAAATCCGTTTGCATGATTTCGCTGAACAACAAGGACAGAATCAAGTGTTTTCAGCGGATATTCTTGGCCTCCAAAGCCTAAGAACGCATATACATGACTATTGTCCGTATATGTATTTGCTGGAATAAAATAGATTCCAGATTCAAAAGGTGGTACATATGTTACAGAAGACGGAAAAATATTGGAATAGCTTGTGATACTGCCTTTCCAGTGTTCTGTAGTTCCGGTTCCTGCTGACCCTATGCTTGCTTCAATTTCAGTGAGCTTTGTTGCAAGATTTTTTGAACCGCTATCATCCATAAAGACAGCATCAGCAGTGGTAACAGGCGTTATATCTGTTCCATTAACATTTTTCAATCTTGTCTTTGCCATTTATACCACCCCCTCTTTAATCTTGAAGCTCTTCAATACATGTGCAAATGTCGAAGTGGACTTATTAAATGCATTAAAATAAATGTTTTTATTTGATGGAATTGATATGTTTTGATTAATTGTCAAAGCCTGAGCACCATTGAAATATAAAGCACCGCCATTTGTTGCAGAATACTGGACTTTCAATGTACATTCTGTGTTATTGTATGGTCTGATGTCCAGAGTAGAATTTGTTCCAGTGTAAGCAATAAAACCTTTATCTCTAGGATTGAACATTTTGATGACTTGCCCTGCTGTACTGCTTGTTCCATCTGCAAGATTTCCATATTTAGCATCTAATAGTATAGAGTCACTTGGGTTGCCTAAAGTGTCACTATCCAATCTAGGTTCAAAGACCATTTCCATAGTCCAATCACCATCAAACCAATTATCTGCATTTTCTATTAGCATGTAATTGTTTTTTGCAATCAGAACACCATCTGTTTCAAGTGTAGGTGCGTTCTTAAATGTAATGTTTGCACCACCTACAATTTGCGACGTTGCTGTTGTACAATCAGTTCCGACAAACTTGTACCTAACACCGACTTCTGGAGCTTCGGAAACCGTTACATTGAATGTGGTTGTCTTGCTGTTATAACTTACCGTGATGGTGCTAGTTCCTACTGTCAGCGTACCGCTCAGCGTGTAATCCGTTACTGTCTCGCTTGTACCGTCAGAGTAGTTTGCAGTTACCACCAAATCACTCTTCAAATCATCAAGAGAGGCTGTGTCATATACAGTTCCACTCTGAGTATAGGTTGCGGTGATTCCAGTTAGACCGACCACCGTAACATCAAACGTTGTCGTCATGCCACCGTAGGAGACTGTCACAGTGCTAGTTCCCGTTGTCAGCGTTCCAGACAGTGTATAGTCCGCACTTGCAACCTCTGAGGTCGTGCCGTTGCTCCAGTGTGCTGTGACGACAAGTCTGCTCTTTAAGCTGTCAAGGGAATCGGACTCGTAGACCGTGTCGCTCGGAGTGTAGACGGCTGAAATCTCCGTCAGAGTAGCTTCCGCAACCAGTACAGAGCAAGTTCCACTCTTTTCTCCAGATGTCGCTGTGATAGTTGCAGAGCCAAGCCCTGTTGCAGTCACCAAACCGTTCTGGTTAACTGTCGCCACGCTTGCGTTGCTTGTGCTCCATGTAATCGTACCGCCTGCTGGAGTGGTCTGTGCGGTCAACTGAGAAGTCTGACCGATGGCAGACAAAGAAATACTCCTAGGGCTCACCGTGACCGCTGTAATGGCATACAGGGCGTTGTAGAGCGCATCGTAATAAGTCTGCCCGTCATCATCGATGTATGCGACTTTCTGGGCAATCTGTAGGAACGCCGTTTTCATTGCATCAGTAAGACCATCGCCGCCAGTACCGCCCTCTTCCAGTGCTGCCACACGGTCATCTATCTGCGTTATATCTTCCTTTAAATCAGCGATTTCATCCCCCGTTTCCTTCGCATCAGCCGCCTGCCCTGTCTGCGTGAGGGTGGGGTCGATTATGATACCAGATGCATACAGACCGCCTGCCACCCATGCAGAGCCGTCGTTGTAATACCACTTTTTATCAGTGGTCAGCATATAGATTTTAGATGTATCCGTCATTGCGGATGTACTTGCAACGGGAATCGGTGTAGCACCGCCGACAAGTTCGTTATATTTTCTCTGGATACTTGCGAGGAGTGCGGAAATGATGTCGGATTCCGTTTCTGCAAATTCGGCCTGATTGCCCTGAAGCGTATCAGTGATACTAGTGCTATATGTCCTTGTATGCCATTCGTGCAAAATTTCACCGCTGGCATCTGCATCAATGACCTCAATGGCGAACTTCACACGCCCTACTGTACTAGTGATGCCCCAGTTAATCATGAACGTTGCAACGGAATAATTCTCTGCTTCATCCTCATCATCCGTGAGCGTTAGTGGGATGCTGTACTTATCGCCTTTTGCATTCACATACACGAACCACCATGCCCAACCCGTCATGTCAAAACCGTTAAGGCTCTTCGGAATGCGGAAGCTAAACTGAGTCACATCCCTATCTTCATGCATTATAGGTTCTGCGATTTCAAATTGGATGGATCTATCATCGTATACGTAGAAATCGAATATATCTGCCATGTTGACCCCTCCTTATGTCAGTCTGACCGTAATCTTTATGGCAATTCCCAAGCCATCATTGTTTGTCCCACTAAATCCGCTCGTTCTGCTGACGTTTACCTGCAAACCGTTTGGTCTGATTCCGAACACCAAGGTGAGCTTCTTCAGCGGCTCAGAATCAAGGACATAGCCATTGTTCTGTCTTATGGTGATGGTGTCGTTTGTCTCCACATATGTTGCACCTCTAACAGAGGAGTGGAACGGCTTTGGAGTTGGAAGCATAAACGAAATCATCGTCTTACCGCTTGTCATGTAACCACCGCCATATCCGTACAGTGTGACTTGGTCGCCCGGCATGTAATACATCTCATTCTCAGACACGAGCCTTCTCCAACTTGTCCATGCTCCATTTGTGAACGACCGCACGAACGTGTCTGCCTGCGTGGTCTCAGAGCCTTGTCGCCAAAGAATCTGTTTCTTCGCAACGACACCACTCAGCACTCTGAGCCAACCGTTCACAAGTGTGCTCGGATGGTCTACTGGGAAGTGCAAGTGGTCAAAATAATACCACCCGTCATCTGTGATACTATCCAAAGACCAATCTGTCTCCGTGATCATTTTCACACCGCCATGAATCGTCTTAGCCACCCTCTGAACGTTCGAGATCTCTGTGGTTGATACTGTGAAGGTCGCCAGCTCCATCTCGTATATCCCATTAGTATAATTCGCATCTTCGTCAGTTGTGATCGTATGACCCTGCGTGCTGCTCTGCGTGACAGCCATCGTCAGAGGGCTTTCTGTGTTTGACAAATCCAGAGTCATGGTAAGATAGCCGTACATCTGTCCGGATGCCGCAAGCTGCACGTTGAAGTCTTTTTGTGCAACCTCGAAGACCCTTCCTTTAATGACGCCGTATCCATTTGATATGCTCAGCACGTTCCCGGAGCCGGTCACTTCGCATCCGAAAAGGATGCCGCTCTGGCCAACGCCGATGTCATGCACTATCGCGTCATGAATAGGCATGACCGTCTGGTCCGCATATGTGATCAGTTTAATATTGTCTGCCATTTATATCTTCCTCCTCAGTATCTTTGTCAGATCCAGGCGGATCGTCCCAAACGTGAGCTCCACTGTCTCGCTTATCTTCTTCCCTGTCAGGATGGACACGTACTCCTTATTTTTGGAGATGATCTTTACTGTCTGTCCGATCTTCATGTCCATCGGTTTGATCATTTCATCATCTGCTATTGTTTGTACCTCGATCAAGTTGTTGTACTCTATGCTCCCGAAGGTCTCAGACGCCACGCTGGCTGCCGCAGAATTAAATGAAGCTGCCGAGTCATCTGCTCCCTTTACTTCAAACACGACCGGCGTGATCCTGTTCGCATTTGTCGTGTTGTATGATCCATCCGGGTGCAGGTAGTATATCTTGTTTGTCGTGTAGTCGCTCGTGCTGTACACGATCAGCTTATTTACTGTGTTATCCGTCTGTCTGATCGTCACGCTGGATGAGAGGATGTTCGGAAGATTCAGTTCTATCCTTCTTATCTCTTCAGACAGCTTCCCGATCTTCAGCGTGATCTTTTTCTGCTGCCAGTCCATGCTGGCCGAAAATACGATGCCGTATTTTTCCAGTGCCCTTACTATGAATACTGAATAGAAATTCACGATACAGTGATGTTTTCCCTCTGTATCGCTTTTCAAGTTCAGTCCCCATGAAGAAGTCGATGAAATCGTCCTCACTTCCAGGCCTTCTATGTTCTGTTGCGTGTCTGAGTTGTTCACCCAGTATGACGATACGATCCCGGCCATGACCGCTTCCATCGTGCTGGTCCCCTGCAGGTCCGTGTTAAACAGTATCGGAGCCTCAAAAAGAGAAATGAACGGTTTGAATGATACCGAAAGCCTGCTGCCTTCTTTCCGCTCAATAGAGCTGATCACTCCGCTGTATTCCATCGTCCCGTTTGTGATCCGGATATAGTCCCCGACATCTGCAGCTACATCCAGTACTTCTATGCTGCTTTCTCCCAGTGCCAGATAATCCTCCTGGATCGTAAGTCCGGATGCTGCCGTATTTCCCTTAAAAGCAAAATCTCTTCCGAAAATCTCTATGTTAAACGGTCTCATACTCCAGCCTTGCCTCCACTTTCAGTGCTATGTTTTCCGGCCCTGACTGTGAAACTGAAAACCTGTTTTCGCCCTCGTACATGTGCATGAATCTGTTCGTCGAGAAGTCACATAGCTGATATCTGTCGGCTACTACATTCCCGGCCATGTCTTTCTCTGTGATCGAGTACGGGATCTTCGTTGTATCGATTTCCAGATACCGTCCTGCTGCAATATCGCCGCTGTATGCCCCCGACTCTTTCAGCACGTTGTTTACATAGTGCCTCCACACCGGAGCGCTCACCGGTCCGTATATCGTGATCTTGCACGGAGACTCTTCTATTGAGTCTGATGAGAGCACCAGTGTGTTTGCCTCGCCCTTGGAATAAGTGTACGGATATGTATAATTGTACTTCTTGCCTTCTGATACAGTGCTTTCGCTGAATCCGGAGATCTCTCTGTAGAACCTTCCCAGTGCCGCGAAAACCACATCACATTCCAGGTAACCGAACTTTGTCTTCTCGCCTTTTTCTATCTTGATGGCCCTTACCTCGACCTTGTATACCGTTTCTTTCTCTGTCTGGTAAGACAAGATCAGAGGCGTTCTCCTTAAGAACTTAGTGAACTCTCTGTAGCTCGTATAGGATCCGATGATGAGACTCCCCTTGATCTCCCGCTGTTTGAATCTTTCTTCCAATGGTATAAAGGAAGACCCGGCCCTGAAGAAGTCTGTCTCTTCTTCCCAGCCGAGTCCATCCGGATCAATAAACAGAGGGCCTTTACGGGTAAGGAGACTGTACTCCTTACCCGCTGCATTTCTGATCTTAAATGTCCTTAACATTTCAATCACCCTATCGACATGCCAAGTTTTCTATTGATCTTATCTGTGTATGAGTCCAGATCCACGACTGCGATCCTCTGCTGCGGCAGGTACCTGCTCAGGATCTGCGTGATCCCGGCCAGCATGGACTCCATGTTAGTTGTGTCGAAGTTCGCAATCAGAGCTCTGTTCTGCGCAGACACAACATTTGCCATCATATCCAGCAGATGCTTTTCTCCGCTGATGACTTCATTCCCTGCCTCTCCGCCTCCGAGCAGCGACCCGTCTGTTCCTGCTCCGAAAATGGTCGGTGAGCTTAATACTCTTGCCTTCTCCATCGCCTTTGCGTACCAGCTTACGGAGATATGTGGAGGAGTACCGTGTCCTCCAAGTCCGAACGGAGGAGTGCCTGTTACGGTGAAATGAGGCAAGGTGATGTGCGGAAAACTGATAGAACCGCTCAGTATGCTTTTGATTCTGTCAATCGCACCGCTGACCGCCTGTTTTGCCGCATCCATCTTTTCACTAATGCTGTTCTTGACACCTGCGAAAACTCCGGATACCTTCGACGCTAGTCCGGCAAAGCTCATTTTGTCTTTTATGGTCTGTACTGCCGAAGAGACCTTCTGTTTTGCTCCTTCAATCTTATTCGATATATCCTGCCTTACTGTCGACATGATTCCGGAGACCTTATTCTTCATCTCTTCGAACTTGGCCTTTGCTCCTTCGATCGCGCCTGAGATCCTCGCTCTCATGTTCTCAAAAGCCTGGGAGACTTTTTCTCTCAGGTTCGATGCCCAGGCACACACCTCATCCCAGTGCTGCCCAAGCAGGACTCCTATGGCGATGACTGCCGCTATGATGCCGATGATAAGCGTACCCGGACCTGCCAGTCCTGCGATAGCTCCGGCCAGGATAGGAAGGTTTGTGGTAATCCAACCTATTACTCCAACAACCTGCCCTATGATCAGCAGCAATGGCCCGACAGCGGCAATGACCAGTCCTATCTTGACGATCAGATCCTGTTCAACAGGAGACAGCTCATCCCATTTCTGGATGATCTTGTCGACGAAATCAAGGGCCCTTTCTACATACGGCATCAGCCTCTCGCCTATTGCGATCGCTACGTTTTCTACCCTCTCCCTCATTTGGGAAAGTTTGGCTGCTGCCGTCTCATATCTTTTAGATGCTTCATCCTGCAGCGCTGTGTTATCTTCATACGCGCTGTTGGACTTTTCTGTAGCCTCTGTCAGCACATCTGACGCAAGAGCCAAGGACTGCAGCATATTTGACTGGCGGATGCCGCTCATGCCCAGCTCATCGAGCAGGCCGTAAGTGTCCTCGCCTTCTTCATTCAGATTTCCCAGTCCTCCGACAAAAGCCTGTACCGCCTTGATCGGCTCCGTTTTCCACTTGCTTGAGAACTCTTCCGATGACATGCCTGCTACCTGGGCGAACTTGTCCAGGTCTTCTCCGCCTGCTGCCACGGCCTGCGAGATCGTTGTCAGCGTCTGGCTCATCGCAGTACCGCCGGCTTCCGCCTCAATACCTACGGAAGACATGGAAGCTGACAGTGCCAGGATATCCTGTGAGGACAATCCTGCGATCCTGCCTGCTGCCGCCAGCCTGGTCGACATGTTCACGATACTCGCTTCATCTGTCGCGAAGTTGTTTCCGAGTTCTACGATCGCAGAGCCCAGCTCATCCGCATGGTCGGATGTTTCGCCGGTGATGTTCATAAACCTTGCCAGATTTGTGGCAGCATCTTCTGCGGAAAGGTTTGTCGTATCGCCCAGCTGTACCATCGTTTCTGTGAAGCCAACAATGTCGTCTGCAGATATGCCCAGCTGGCCAGCTACCTCTGCAACCTTTGCGATATCGCCTTTTGTTGACGCCGTCCTGGTCGAAAGGTCTTTTATGCCTTTCTCTATGTCTTCATATGATGTGGTCGCGGTCTCATCGACCGTCTTCATTACGCCGGTAAAATCGGATTCCCAGTCAATCGCAGATTTCGTCGAAGCGACAAATGCAGCAGCAAGAGGCAGGGTGACATATTTTGTCATCTTTTCCCCGACACCTTTCATGCCATCCCCAAGCTTCTGCATTTTTTCACCGGCAAGTTTTGTCTTCTGGGCTGCCACAGATCCGAAGCTGTCATACTCTTTTTCGAGAGATTTCAGCTTGTTCTCTGTGTCGACGATCTCTCTCTGGAGCGCGTCGTATTTGTCCTGACCAATGTTATCCGGAGTTACATTTTTGGAAGCCTCCTTCAGTTCGGTCAGCCTTTTCTTTGTGTCTTTGATCGCATTGTTCAACAGCTTCTGCTTCTGTTCCAGAAGCTCCGTGTTACCCGGATCTATCTTCAGCAGCCTATCGACATCTCTCAGGGCACCGTTTGTCTTTCTCAGCTGCCCGTCTATGCCTTCCAGGGCCTTCTTCAGGCCTTTCGCATCACCATTGATCTCTATGGTGATGCCCTTGATCCTGCCTCCTGCCATTTAGGTGCCCTCCTTTCTACTTTCCAATAAATGCGTTGTATTCCCTCTGTCCTGCCTGCTTCGGGTAATCATAAGAGTCGTTTGCTTCTTCCGCAAGCACATCCCACACCATCCCACAGCTAATCATGTCCAATTCATCAATCGTGAATCCCAGCTGTTTGCAGCGCAGCAGGTAAAGCGCTACATTTACTTCGCGGGTGGTGCGGGCACCGGGTTTTTTGCCGATGCGAGCCTGTCTTCATTGGTCACCCACATCTCCACGATCTTGTCCAGATTTTCATAAATGGAGAATGTGTCAAAAGTGTCTACCCAGTACCATGGATTCGGATATTTTTCCAGAAACTCTTTCTGTTCCGGAGTCTGTTTCGGAGAAGGTGACATGCCCTGATAAACGAACAGATACGCGATGTTTACGAAATACTGGTAATCCTCGATCGTAAAGTCCTTCTCATCAGCCTTCTCATCTCTTTTCTCTGCGAGCTCTCGCATGTCTTTGATGAAATCTCTTCCGGGAAACAGTTTGTTATACACAATAGGCGACAAGGCCGAAGCTTTACAGTTGTAGCTCCGGCCTTTCTCAAATTCGATCACTCTCTGCATACGCTATCTCCTTAAGTACCGGAGCCTACGGATGTTCCTGGTGTGATCACTTTATTGAACCACTGAGCGTATGTGGTCTCGTTCATGGTCTTTGTGATACCGCCTCTGACGATATTCAGCTCTTCTCCGCCTACAGTCACTCTCAGAGGAGATACAGTAACAGGAAGCTCTTCCATGTCCGGCTCTTTCTGGTTCTCTTTGTTCTCTCCTTTCTGGTTTGTTCTTCCGGCAGTCACGTTGTAATAGATCCAGCGGATGCCTTCCTTATCGCCCTTGAACTCTCCGGTAAGTGCGAAGGGGGAAAACTCTGCGTCGGCGTCTTCGTACTGGATGCCGGTGGTCTCGTCAACCTTCTCAGCCATGCAGTCTTTTCTGAATTCATCGTCTACCTTGACGAAGTTCAGAGTGCCTGTATAGCCGTTGTTCGAAGTGTAGACAATATAATCGATGCCGTCTGCTCTGATCTTGCTGGTCTCGCCTTCCGGAGACATGTCCATAGATACAAGGCCTACCAGAGGCTTTACGGTATTACCGTACTCGATGGATCCGTCATCGTTCTTGGTGCCCTTGCAATAATGGCAGTTCAGAACATCATAATGATATTTGTTGCTCATTTGTGCCCTCCTTAAATCTGTGTAGTATATCTGATACACCACATTAAAAGCTCTTCAATGTATTCGTATGTCCGCGTCCATCTCTGGCCGTATGACTCCAGTACCTCTTTGACCTTGTCCTCGCACTCAGACACCTCTGTGTCTGAATAGATCCTGATCGTCAGATCATGCAGCGTGATGTATCGGACTGCATCCGCGTTGATCGGATGATCCAGAATGACATATTCCAGGAATGGCGGAGAAAGGCTCTTGAGCTTACTGAGAGTGATATGATCCGGATGATCATGATCGAACGGCAGACCCATTTCGGCGATCATTGCCTTGATTTCTTCATTGGTCATCCTTTCTCGATCTCCTTCCGCAGATTCTCCTCAAACAGTCTCTCTGTCGTATTGTCATCCGGGATGTGCGGGAACTCACGGGTCCTTGTGCGCCCTCTGCCTTCCAGGTATCCTTTGATCTCATGTCCGTATTCCAGGAGATGAGGCAGGCCTGGCAGTGTGGAATATACCGTCCTGCCATAGTTCCCTCTTAATGACTGTGTCGTCACCCTAGACGTCCAGCTCTTCCTGTAAGGGCCTTTTCCTGGCGCTTTCGACTTCGTGTTTTTCACTGTCGCCTTTGCCGTTTCGTTAACAGACCTTATTACAGCCGCATCTGTGACTTTCGCAAACGCTTTTAGTTCCTGTGCTATGGCCTCCGGCAGTTGATCTATGCTATACCTGTTTGTGTTTATCCTCATTCCTGAGCCTCCCGGTATACTATCTCAGCAGACTGTAGAGACAACAGCCATGAAGCTGGCATAAGGTCTGTCTTCAGATCCTTCTGCACTACCTCGTACTGTTTCCCCTCGATGATGAACAGGTCTCCCTGCTCAACATCGCTTTCATACGGGACTCTGACCGCCCTACGTATGCAGACCCCAGAGACCAGTGCATCCCAGAACCTGCGCTCTCCTACTGTAGCTTCCGCAAAATGGATGATCTCCTGTTTTACATGCTGCAGTCTTCTGTCTTCGACCTCCCAGGAAGATCCCCAGCCATCTGTGAAGGTCTGATATTTCGACTTACGCCTACTGAACATAACCCATGGCCTCCGCATATTTCCTGGCATCGTACTCCGCCTTTGCCGCAGTGATCTCCTGGGCAAAATCTTTTGCAAAAGACTGCGCGTCTCCTGCTTCTGCCCGGAGTACATAATCACAGAGAAGCTGTCCTGACAGTGTGTCTTTTTCGCAGGTGGCATCCGGATCGCAATACATTCTGATGTATGCGATCCCTGCTGCCGCCTCATGATAGAGTCTGTTTTCTGTGGCCTTGTCCGGAGTATAGGTGATATGGAGACAGTCGAGGAGCATCTTGTAGATTTCCTGTGACACGTTTATCTCAGACATACTCCGTCACCGCCTTATCAAGCCTGCTCTTTGGTCTTAACAGTGCCTTTAACCTTTACAGGGAGTGCTGGAGCTTCTACACCGGAAATGTCCAGATAAACGAAAGATGTATTATCAACCGGCTGGCCATGTCCATACAGACGTGTGGTGTATACTCTGATGTCATCAAGGAACTGTGCGGAATCATCATACTCAACGATTCCGGACGCGCCGCCGTTGATGCCCGCAAAGTAGTTCTTCGCGATACCTACTGCAGCTTTGCCTGCAGCCATCTTGCTGGACTTCACTACTCTAGTCGGATAAGTATTGTTGATCATGTCTACAACACCGGTTCCGTAAACAATAGTATGCTGGATCCTGCGGATCTTCTTGATATAGTCCTGCGGGTTCACAACAAGGAGAACCTCGTCAAAATCTCTGTCATCTCCGTTTCCGTCAACTGCGAGAGTTGCGATCACATTTGCATAGTCCTCGTCAAAATTGGTGATCGCCACAGCGTCCTTTGCGCTGTATACACCGTTGTTGCTGGTGCTGATGTCCATGATCATACCGATCGGCATCTTGTCGCCGTCGCCGTTCACATAGGCATCTTCAAGTCCGAATGCGCAGGATTCTGCCAGTACGATACGGATATACTGATCTACCCACATAGGAGCAAATGTAAAGTTGAACTTCACAAAATCCTTCGGGATCAGGAAGTAAGCGGTGTACTTGGATGTAGTTACATCTGCCATCTTGATAGAGCCTGCGATCTGTGTCGCAATCGCGCTTCCGATCACGTTCCATCCGCCCAGTTTGGACGCCATCTGGATGCCGTTCATGACGATCTTCTGTGCGCCTCCTGCGTTCTGGATATCGATCTCTGCAAGCAGAGGATGTGCCTTCTGCATATCTGTGATCACCCTGTCAATGATTGTCACCGGCATAGCAGAGGTCAGGTTTGTGATCTCCTGCTTTGCGCCGCCCTTTACAGCGCTGATAAACTTCTGATACCATCCGTTCTCCTCGGATGTCAGCTTACGCAGGCCCCTCTGCTGCAGCACTTCCATGTCACCAATTCCCTGATACTGTTCAAACTCTGCTTCGATCGCGTTGCAGATCTCAAGCTGAGCATTCTGCATAGCCTTCGCAGCTTCCTTTGCATCATTCTCCTGGAGTGCGTTCATGAGCGCCTCACTGTACTTCTGCATTGCCTCTCCTACAATATCCTTGTTGAACATTACTGTGTTCCTCCTTTTCTAAGCTGATTCAGTGCTTCTCTGAATGTGTCTGTCATCTTGTGTTTCGGCTGCAGCCCCCGCAGCATCTCATTGATCTGCTGCTGTCTGAAAAGCTGTTCTTTCATCTGGCGGATCTGTTTTTCTTTGTCGTCCGGTTCTTCCGGATCATTCACTTCAGGATCCTCCGGTTCTTCCGGATCCGGCTGATCGTCTTTTTCCGGAGCTTTCTCGCCTACATAGTCGCAGAAGCCATACTGCAGGCACATATCCGGTGACAGCATGGTCTCTTTGTCCATCATCTCTTTCAGCTCTTCCTCGTCCAGGTCCTTTGCCTTGGACATGTAGAGCTGCCTTGATGCATCAGCCAGTGCGTCCAGCTGATCTGCCATGTTTCTGAGCTGTGCTGCGTTCCCTGCCACATAGGCCCACGGGTTATGCAGTAGCATGGATGTGCCGAGTCCCATATGGATCTCATCACATGCCATGATGATGTCCATAGCCACGCTGTATGCATAGCCGTCGACATAGCCGATGATCCTGCTGCCGGCTCCGGATTTCTGTCTTAGAAGATTGTAAATGCTTACGCCTTCTCCGACCTCTCCGCCGCAGCTGTTCACATGCAGCTCAATGGTCTCTCCGTCCGGGATCTCGTCCAGCCTGTCTCTGAAGTACTTAGCTGATGTCTCCGATTCTTCGTAGTTCCAGGTCTCCCAGTTGAAGGAGCCTTCGGCCCGGACATCATCGTAGATATACAGCTTATGTACCCTTGTTTCAGCAAGCTGCTCGAAACGGTACTTCATGACGCTTTTCGCCATTTTCCTTCCCTCCTTCACTCTATTTTTGTATCTTCATCCTCTTTGAGGCTGATACTCGGATTTGATTCCAGAAGCTCCATCTGGGCGTAGTTTTTGGTAATAAACCGCCGCCTGGAGAATTCTGTGTTCAGTATCGGGTCTCCGGTCTTGCGCCGGATCTCGTCCAGCGTCCATCCGGATCCGATCATCTTGTCTGCCGCAGTCGCTAATTCTGCGGTCGACATATGCATGATGGTCGATGTATCAATTTTCTGATAGCATCCCTCCTGGACCTGCAGGCCGTATAGTTTACGGTTGTTTTCTGTCTCGATCACATGCGCGATCGGCTCCATTGCGAACGTTATCGCGTTCCTGGTCAGGTCTCTTATGTCCGCGATGTCCCCCTTCAAGAGCGCGGGCGGCAGCTGCAGCGCATTGGCCACCTTGTCATAGATCTCGTCTGTCAGATCCTTGACATCCTTGATCTCTGAGGTGCTCTTCTTCGACGCCTCTCCGCCCTTTGTCTGATAATCAAATCCCTTGAAGAGGGGGAGCACCGCGTTAGGGGATTTGAAGTACTCTTTGAATTGTTTGTTCATGAGCTCCGCATATACATCGTTAAATGTCCTCGGAGTCCCGTCTGCTTTTGTGCCGTAGTTCGCGGTCGCTGCGTTTGCATCGATCATCATCACGCCACGTTCTCCTCCGGAGCGGTAGAACTTTTCTATCGCTGCCTGGAGCAGTGAATCATACTCTTCTACAAGCTGTGTCAGAAGACTGGTTATGTTCTTGTTCGACAGCCGGTAAAACAGTACATCCCTCATCCGGAATGTCTTGTTGAAGGTAAACGGATTGGAATTCCCGACTGCATTATCTGCATTCACAGTTACATTCCGGAAGATATCTTCCTTTACTGCATACTGTTCATGATCATACTGATCAGCGATGAGGAATTCTCCCTTCCTGGTCTGGATCACAAGGCACTCGTTCCTGTAAATCAGAGACCAGATGATCTTAGCCTTGAACTGTGCCGCATTCATGTTTGCGTTCGGCTCATAATTCCAGCGGTAATGCTGCTCGCCTCTGATCTCTTCCCATTTGTCGAAGGTTCTGACCTCACAGGCGGACAGGGCGTTTGCTATGATGTTAATGCCGGAATGCAGCGCAAAATCATACAGCGCCAGCTCGTTCCACTTCTGCACGTCGATGAACTCGGCAAGGTCTGATCCGGAGATCTCATATGTGTTTCCTCCCATGATCTTCCCCTGTATGAACTTCCAGAAGTCCGTCCATCTTGACATGTGTCATCACCTCTTTTGCCTAAAAAGTAAATACTCCCAGATCTATATCCGGGAAGCTGCTCTCCTCCGGAAGAAATTCCAGACAGCACATGGAATGGACCCATGCCATGAAGCCGTCAGTCTTCCTCAGTTTTGGCTCTATCTTGCCGTAATATGTGTTGCCCTTGTTATCGATGATCTTCTTGGCGTTGTTCGTGTACCAGCAGAGCATGAAGTCCCACCCTGACAGCTGATGCTGCAGGAAGGCGCTGTTCACGTGTGGTGCGGATTTGGCTATGTCGGATGGCCTTACCAGGTAGATCCTCTTGTTTTCTTTGTCGAAAGCATCGAATCCCAGTACCTGTTTGAAGGCCTTGTTCAGCCATGTGTAACGGTATCCATCAATGCCGATCATCAGAATATTGACGCCAAGGTCATTGGCCTGCTGCCAGAACCATCTGGCCGGCAGTTCCGGGTCTATCTCCACATCATCTACAATCGTGCAGATCCCCTGCTCTTGCCACTTCCGGATCGGCGCGTGCATGTTCGGCAGGTCCTTTGACTGTTTGCAGATGAATGAATGATGGATCGTCACATACTCTTTCCCTTTCCGGAAAGTTAGGACGCATCCGCAGAAGTCGTTTGTCTTGGTATAGTCGACTCCGCCCACGCACTGCATGCCTGGTTTGATCTCGAAAGCCGGGGGCCTTGTCCCCTTTTTGATGTCCTCCCATTCGGCCACCGCCATCTGCGGATCACTGATCGGGAAGTTGCATCTCTTCGCTAAAAACTCCGGATAGTATTCCGGAGTAAATGGCATCTTCTCTATTTCCTGTTCTATTCTTTGCCGGAGCGTGAAGAAGGTCGGATGGACAAGTGAAGGATTGGCCTTCACGATTTTGTTTATATCCTTCCATTCATCCTCTTCCTCGATCCGGAACCAGTTGACGAAGATCCTGTTCGAAGGATTGTATTCCCTCAGGATGACCTCGTTCTGCTGCTTCTCATCATCCAGCACGCCGCCACGCTCATGGCCGTCTGTCGTGATCGTGATCTCCCTGGACCATTTCATTTTGCCCAGGCCGGACTGCAGCGTGTTCATGTTCCTGGTGTCCCGGTACTGGTGTTTCTCATCGTAGATCACACAGCCGGTTCTCTTGGAGTCCTTGTTCTTTGTACTTGATGTATTCAGCCGGAACTCCGCGTTCATCTTTTTGCCTACGACCTTTTCGCCGTATGCTCTGAAATTTGTCTCCAGTGCTCTCTTGTATTTCGGGCTGACTGGATATCTGATCAGGTCTCCCACATCTTTGATCGATGTCGCCGCCTGGTCTTCTCCGTTGGCGATCAGATCCACGTTGTATCCCTTCACGCCATGCAGCGGAGAGATGAAATACAGGGCCAGAAAATCTATGAATCCGTTTTTCCCTGCTCCTCTCCCTATGATGTCGCGGATCTCGTGGAAATAGATGTCGTCCGGCGCTCCCGGAGTCCTCAGAAATACGCCTGCGATGATCGCGAACTGGTACTTCTCCCACGGCAGAAGCTCGTATGGGAAATACTTCTGCAGGCTTAGGCCTTTTGCAATCCTGTCCGCGTCGATATATACGTCTTTCCTTTCCAGCACCGGTATGATGTTGTTATCCAGCGCGAGCTCCTGCTCTTTGCAGTGCTCCAGGTGGTTGCCTTTGATCAGATAGATCCATTCATCAATGTTTTCCTCATAGCGAATCATAATCGTCGTCCCTGATGATCGTCTCAGTATTGAGGCCGAGCTTCTCCAGAGTCTGCAGCATCTGCCGGTTGACATTCGGGAACAGCTTAAAAGCCTGATTCTCCTTCTCGATCGGGTTCCCGGTTGCGCTGTAGGTCTCGTAGAAGTATCCGCGCTCCTCCATCGCCGTCTTCAGCTTCTCCTTTTCGTCCCAGAGCGCCATGTAGTCGTCCACCAGGTCTGTGTATATAGCTATGTCTGCTCCTCTTGCTCTCAGCTGATCAATGAGAGATCTTTTAACCTCCTTCCGGAGTGTCTTCTGACTTTTCCGTGCCATGCCATCCTCCTTTCGCCGTTTTTTGTACCATTTTCAGGCCGAAAATCGCTTCGCGCGCGCAAGATCTTCGCCAAGAATCTCTGTGCCGCGGTCAGTAATTTCCGGAGAGTTTTTCATTTTTTCGGACCGGGGGAGTCTGTTTCTTCCATTAAAGCGAACTCAATTTTTGTAGTTAATTTACAATCTCCTCCAAGTGCATAGCATCCGTTCTTCTTGCAATTCATATTCTTTGCCGGATCACACTCATATAATGTCTTACCTGCTGCCTTCATGGCCTCTACTAAGTGCTCATCTTCCAGCTCTGCTACCTTCGGTACTAACATCTTCTCTCCTCACTGCCACCGCTCTATGTTCGTGTAACCTTTTGGTGTCGTCGTGTGCTTCTCCGGGTGCACAGCCTCGTGGCATTCACTGCACAAGCTGATCAGGTTATCATCTGTCAGCGCCAGCTCCGGCACATCACGCAGGTGTCTGATATGGTGCACCGTGTCTGCCTTCGTGTACTTGCCTTGTTCCCTGCATCGCCGGCATGCTCCGTGATCTCTCTGCAGGATCTGCGCTCTCTTCTTCTGCCAGGCTGTCGTGTGGTAGAAAGCCTTCCAACCTCTTTGTGATGAGGCTGTAATCTTTCTTACCCATTCGCCCGTGCTAATCTGTTCATCCGTGTACGGCTGCATCTCATCTCCTTAAACGAAAAGAGGACCACGTAAGTGGTCCCCTTGGTAACGGTCCTAAGGTGGCGGAACTCAGCACCGTCTGGATAATGGAGGTATCTGTTATGAACTCTCGCTTCTCTCTAGCGTATATCATATCAAATACATTCACTCCAATTCACTACCGTCTTCAGTCCCTGCGATGACACTCTCCAGTCTTGCAATGGCCTGCTGCCGGATCCGGTACATGTTGCTGAGCGACATCGGAAAGCTGTCTGCGATATCTTCGTATGTCTTCCCTTCCAGGTAGCGCATGATGACGATTGACTTCTCCTCGTTCTTTAGATGATTGGCCAGGTCTTTCACCTTATCGTGAGCTCTGAGGTATGCCTGCTGCCTTTCCTTGATATAGTTCAGGACCTTCTCGATTCTTGCCACATAGTCCGGCATGCGGTCTTTTGGAGATGATCGTACCTTGTCGCTGTCGTAGCTTACGCCCGAGAGCAGCATGGTCTGCCTGTATGCTTCCAGCTCTGACTCCATATCCTTTATATCCTGCCTTATCCAGTGCGGCTCGTTTAAGATCCTGAATAACTTTTCTGTCATAGCAAGCATACCTCCTTTCTCAGTCTATGGTCTTATCTGTCTTCTCGTTCCTGTCTTCCGATCTATCCCATTCATCGCATCCATCGTCCGGATGTACTTTCGTGTTCAGGCTGTCCCTGCTATTGCACAGGCCGTCGCCGTTGTTGTAAGCGCATGTGGCGCAGCAGTTAATCATGATCATCATCTTCGCCCTCTATCTTTCTGGCTTTCACATAACCTTCGCTGTCTGTATCCGGTCTGATCGTCTGGACTCCGCTTTCGCTAATATCTGTTACTGTCCCCAGGATCCTGACCCTGTCGCCCACCTTTGTGTCATTGTAGCTAAGTATCGTGCCTTCCAGGAATTTAACAGTATCATTAAGATTGATCTTCATCTGTTTCACCATCCTTCATTCCAGCCAATTGTTCTCCAGGGAATAGAACGCTATCACGCAGCCGACTGTCGCTGCGATCCACACTATCCAGAAGATTATGAACCCTATTCCTGATGTTAATGATTCCTTGACCTCTTCTATGGTCCTGTTTTCATAGAACTTTGAATCGTCCGAAATCGTCCCGTCTCTCAGATCTGTGAATATCGTTCCTTCGTATTCCGCTTCTGTTCCGTAGAACACATACCTTTCTCTGTAGCCTATTTTTACTATCCCGACTTCTCTTGGGGCCGGAATATGAATCTTGGCACTCTCGAAAGTTATTCCGCAGAAATTGAGCTCCTCACTTTTTCGTTCTTCGCTGTCAATTTCGTCCCAGGTATAATATGTTTCTATGTGCGTTTGTGTATGGCCTTTTCCATCTGTTGTGGTATATATTCTTGTATGCTGTGTGTACCTTTCCAGCGCACGTCTTATAAACATGTACTCCCCTTCGATCTCCTGGTATGTGACAGTATCGACAGCCTTTAGCTTGCCGTACACGAATGCGTTCCCTACATTCGTGTCCATCCCGTACTGGAACAGCTCCGTCTCGTCGATCTTTACGGCAGTGTTGTACTTTTCATTTTTATCTGCAATGTGATCCGACACCTTTCCTGATATAGCAAATCCGATAATGATCATGACTGCTATGATCACGATGCTGGCGATCACTTCGCGTTTTGTGATTTCAATCATCTTTATCCCCAAACAGATCTGACGGCGCATCCGATGGCGCGTCATAATTCAGATAGCTATATTCTTTTGGTTCGTATCCGGCAGCCCCCAAAAAGATTCTGGCCGGGAAGCGCCTCACATATCTGTTGTATGCTTTAACCTGTGTGTTGTAGTTGCTCCGATGCTCCGCTATCATGTTTTCTGTGATAGACAATTCATTCATCAGCTGCTTATAGTTCTCATTTGATTTCAATTCCGGATATGCTTCAGCAACCGCTGCAATCGCTGTTGTTGCTTCTTCAATATCTCCAGATGTTCCTCTTGCATTGGCGATATCTATCAGCGTTTCTGCTTCATGTTTGTCATATTCTTTGACACAGTCCGCAAGATTATAAACCAGATCTGCTCTTCTCTTTTCCTGCACATCAATATTTGACTGAGCTGTTTCTACTTGCTCTTCCAGTGCGATCGCCTTGTTCTGAAATCCTTGCGCCGCGAAGAACAGGCAAAGGATTATTGCGACTGCTGCCGCGATCCAAATATACACCTCTTTATGCTTGCTCATTCCTGTCCTCCTTTGTATTTGCTTCCGCCTCTCAGATACTGTCGTCCCTCATCAGTTCTGCACCAGTCGACATACTCGCGTGCAAGCTTCTCTGTAAGCTCTTCTGTGTGTCCAAACATGAGCGGAGAGTATATGTCTCTGTGATATTTCAGGCACCATGCCCTGAAGCTCTGCGTCATCTTAACCATCGTCATCTTCCTCCAGTAATTCCGGATGCAGCCTAAGGAGATCGCATATTGCCTGTTCATGCTTCCATTGCTCCTGCAATATCCGCAGGTCAAATATGATCAGAATTATGATTACAACACTTATCACTGTCATCCTTTACCCTCACAATCTATATGCCGTATATGCCAGCCATAGTATCAAAAGCGCATATCCTATGATTGCAATTACTGATGGCGCATCCCAGTCATCGAACAGCCAGTTTGCGCAGATCAGCATCCCCATCATAACGGAAAAGTACACAGTCGGAATTATGATAAAAAAGATGATGATCATTTCTTCTTGCCTTCTTTCTTTTCCAGCGGACAGCCACCGCCGCCCTTAAAGTGCTGCCATGTAAGCGGGATCGGAATGAAGTTTACCGTCAGATCCCTGCATAGCTGGGCCCGGAAGCATTTCCGAGGACAGCTCTTCTTGAAGTCCAGGCAGTGTGCATAATCATGATTCATCCTGCTGCCTCCCTTCTGCCGGACATATGCTGCATGGTTTGCCGTCCTTGCTGGATGGCGGATTGAACCTGCAGGCGTCGCATGGCGTGAGGCTGGCCACTCCCAGGATCATGCTCAACGCCTCATAGGCTTTGACTCCTTCCGGCTCCTTGACGTCGATTCCGGAGAGGAGTTCCATCGTCCTTCTCATTGCTTCTTTGAATGTCATCTTGTCCCTCCGTACTTTCTCTTGAAGATGATCTTCTTTTCTTCGGTCGACCATCGTCTGCCGCATCCACTGCACTGTCTCCTTCTTCTGATCACTCCATTGATGTATCTGGAATCTATCGCGAATGAATCACATCCGCATACGCTGCAGAACTTTGCCGATTCCTCCGGCTCTTCTTTCTCTACCACCATGCCGTCATCCTCAGAAGTTCTTCTACTTCTTTCCGCGTGTATGTCTCTTTGATTATCTTGTTCCTGATGTAGGAGTCAATCTCATTGCTCCTCTTCTCGGCTGCAGCATAGACCTGGTCTTTCTTATCCAGCGCCATTGTCAGCGCACTGACCAGGAGTCCGTCCAGGCATTCATCATTCGCATATCTTCTTTGACCGGTCTCCTGATAGTTCTTGTATGCCTTCTCCTGCTGCTCCCGGTAATAGACCAGAGCGTCCTCCATGTTATCGATCTCACTTCTTCTCATTCCAGATACGCTCCCTTTCCTTTCTGTTCCTGCTCATCAGCGATCTCCGCAGCGCATGCAGCATAGCCGGCAAGGTCTACGAAGCTGTCCATCTTCCATCTGCCTGTCCGGATCCGCGCCACCTTCAGGAGCGCCATCATCATGGCGACGTCAACCGGCGTGAATGTCACACCCCTATAGGTGGACCAAAGGTCTGCGATCAGTGCAAAGTTGTTCTCCGGAGTCCCGTAATCCTGCTCTCTGTCCCCGCAGACACAAGTGATCGCGTCTTTTAAGACTTTTTCCCTTGTCGTCATCTCTGTCATATCCTTCTCCCTCCTTTAGCTGAACTGCAGATTGTCATCCAGTTCAGTTCCTCTCTCTGAATAAATCCTGGATCTTAAAGTAATCAACTGCTGACATTTTCGCCTCGCAAAATCTACAATTTGCACAATCCCCATCTCCAGTCGGACAGCAGTTGTTTTTCAGTTCCGGATGTTTACAGGTAAATGATACCTGGATCTCATTGCCTGTTGGAAGTTTTACATAATGCGTCATGATTGTTCTCCTCTCTAATACCCGTCTTAGCTGAATGGCAGATTGTCGTCCAGTGCATCCGGGATCTGCATGAAGCCATCATCGTCCGGTGCTCCGTAATTCTGTCCGTTTCCTGCTGCCTGGCTTGCGGATCCTGCTCCATCGCCTGCTGCCTTCTTTTCCACGAACTCGACCTCATTGCATACCACATCTGTCGTAAATACCTTCTGGCCTTCCTTGTTCGTGTAGGATCCCGTCTGGATCCTGCCAGTCACTCCCATCTTCATGCCCTTCCGGAAATATTTCTCGATGAATTCCGCAGTCTTCCCGAATGCCACGCAGGAGATGAAGTCTGCCGAAGGTCCATTCTCTGATCTGATCCGTCTGTCAACGGCCAGTGTGAATCTCGCTGTCGCTCTCTGTTCCTCTCCCTTGGAATACCTGATATCAGGATCCCTGGTAAGCCGTCCCATCAATACTGCTGTGTTCATGCGCTCTCCTCCATTTCTTTGATCAGTCCGGAGCGGAAGACATTCCATACCTCCTCGCTTCCGGATCTTAAATGATCTGACATCTTTTCATAGGCCATGCGGACCTGTTCGGAATCTATCCCCCAGTCGAGGATGAATTCATATCCTTTATCCGCATCATATCCCCATATCCTGTGGAAAACTTCTCGCCTTCCTGTATGCCTGCAGTCCTCTTCCAGACGCAGGGCTGTAATGTGATCATGGAGATAGCCTCCCTGGTTGATTACTCTCATAAGCTTTTCGCCTTCCCATCTTTCAGGATGACGCCATTCCCGGCCTTCATCCTGTTCTCACCTTTTCCTGTGTCTATCGGATCCAGAGAAATATATTCTTTCAGGACAGCGATCGCCTCCTCTGCGGAATAGCAGACATAGCAGCAGTGTCCGTAGGCCATAGCCCGGCGCAGGTACTCCTTCTGGCTGTCCTGCAGGCGTCCTTTCTCGTATTTCATCTCTATGAAGAGCCCTGAATAGATTCCCTTTGGCACCGGCAGCACCAGATCCGGCACGCCGGCACGCACTCCCATCTGCTTGAACTTGGCAGCCTCGATCTTATTCCTGCTGCCTCCGTTCGGTACATGGAAGAGCATCTTCAGCTCCGGATATACATCCTCCTGCCATCTGGCCCATGTAGCCACCGTGATCTGCTCTGTGTCCTCGCTTCTCATCTTGTTGTAAATGCTATCCACCTTCCCTCCTCAAGTGCATCCTGGCATGGACATAGATCCCGCCGTTCACCTTATTGTGCGTCACCTTCACGCTGGAGAAAGCGTAGCCTTCTGCCCCGTACCATCTATCCATCTTTTCCCGGAGACTGTCAGCATATACAGCAGCCATCTGAACATCTTTCTTGGTGAACTTGTAATGATTCTTTTTCTCCTCCGGCTTCTTCAGCCCTCTGGATGATGTCCATTTCTTCTGCCCTTTGCCCTTCTTCTCCTTCGTGATGTACATGGCCATTCCGGTCAGACCGTCGTCATCCTTCCGGAGCCGGCGCACCTGGTTCCTGTGTCCCTTCGTCCAGATCTGTTCCACTTCGTCCATAGTCATATCGCCATCCATCACAATGTGGTGGTGATACCGTCCTTTCTCTGACAGTTCCGTTGTATATACATATCTGGCGTTTGGGAGTCCTTTCTTCTTCCGGTGACTGTTCAGCCGGCGAATGTAGTTCTGCATGTTCCTTCCTGCCTCTTCCATGGATCCTGGTACATGCTCCTGATCGTAGGTGAATGTTGCCCAGATGTCCCTGTCTGTGAAATTGGCATTGATCACTCGCTCGCACATCTTCCGGCTGTTCTTTTCATTCAGATTCTGCCTGGCCTTCCGGTTTCTCCTGCGCATCGCTTCGGTCGGGATCCTACCGGCCTGCTGCCTTGTGTACTCTGGATAGATCTCCAGTTCCAGCTGATCTCCGGAGCGGATCTCCTTAGTGGCATAGATGACTCTTTCTCTGGTCCATAGCCTGTCTATGATTTCCTGTTCCGAGAGTTTATCCAGCTGATCCTGATAGGCAGCCTCATAGTCGTAAGGCAGATATGTCTGTCTCTTTCTTCTTCCCATAGGCAGCTCTCTTTCTTTTCCTTCACCGTCGATTTGTTAGCATCTATTACAAGCCCAGAAAAAGCGCCGCCGTCATGGGCGCATTGACGCACGCACGTGCGCGTGTTAATATATGAAGGAACTATTACTTTTAGCACCTGGCGTACCGTCACTCATCGCCTGGTGCTTTTTAATTGGAACGGCAGGAATCGAACCTGCATCGGGTCTTCCTCGTACGACATATTCCCTGCTCTACCATTAAGCTACGTTCCGATATGCACCGTATCCCCAAAGGTGCGTCCTACTTCCGCATTGCCAGACCGCTGCGTTTTCAGTTTTCTCACTCGACTGGTTTTCTGGTTACCAACAGGAGGAGGATTCGTTTGTTCCCACCGTACATCCCCTTCATGAAGGGTTAGGCCCCACTTGGCTTAATGCCAATAGGCGGGATCTCAGGATTACTGCAAACCTCTCTGGTTTAACGTGGGAAGATACCACGGCATCGGAACGGCAGGATTCGAACCTGCGACACACGGCTTATAAGGCCGTCGCTCTGACCTGCTGAGCTACGTTCCGTATATATCACTGCCGGTGAGGATTCCCTCACCGGCTTCTTCATTGCATCGTATTAGTCGTCATCCCCTCGCAGGGCTTCCATGATCATCTGGTCTTTCTCCGTCGCATGTCTTCCGATAGCTTTTGCAGTACACTCGATCATCCTGTGATAGAGGAGCGGTGCGCTGTATCCCTTCTCCTCATGTGCAACATGGTCGATCGTGTCCGCAAGCATTTCTGTCAGATCTTTGATGATGTCCTCCATGTCTACATCTCCTACCAGGCCTCCGTTAATTCTCGTTTCGTCTCCGTCGGGACTCTGCAGCAGATAAAAGAGTGCCTCCCCGTTCAGGTCCTTCTCCACGACCTTGCCATTGTTTCCTATTACCTTATAGTGCCCCTGTACTCTGCTCATCCTTTAAGACTCCTTTTCTCTTTTTCTATTCGTCCATTTTTATCAAAGACCCAAGTCTACCGTTGTATTTATAAATGCTGTAGCTGAGTATGTCTTCCTCAGCCACGATCTCATAGTTGATCTGTGTCAGTATGCTTTTCAGCGTCTTCCAGTCCTCTCCTTCTCTGGCCGGTATGATCAGGCACTCATGGATTGATGAAGGGATCAGGTAGAAGTCTCCGCCCGCCTTGCTGGCTGCCATTTTAAGAGCTTCCTCAAACAGCATCCCTGCTGCTCCGAACATGCCATTTTTATTCGTGAGCACATAAATCTCTTCTTCTCCCGGTTCCAGCGCTCTGGCCATCATGACCGGATCAACCTCTTCTTCCATCGGATCATCAAACAGCTTTAACAGTAGCTGAGACAGACCCTCCACATGGAATGAGTCTTTTGCATTCTCCATACTGAGTGCCAGGAGTCTTCCGAGGTTAAGCTCCAGGTCTTCCATGTTCTGTTTCGAAACGATTCCCCATCCTCTCTGCTCTTTTGTAAACGGACCCTCACCGCTTCCAAATACCACACGGAAGATGATCACCATCTCGTTATAGTTCACATGCGGTGTGTCTTCCGGAAGTTCATTGAAGTTTTCTTTGCTGGTCATGCACGGTATGATATGGCTCAATACCTGGTCTGTACTTACCTCTATTCTTTCTTTTCTTACGATCATTGCCCTAGGCCTCCTCTGCCGTCTTCGATTTCTTTCTCTTGTAGATGCCTTCCTTGATCAGATGATTGATCACTGTCTGCTGGGAGCATCTGCAGTCCTGTGCGATCCATGCGATCGAGCGCGGCGGGTTTGCCTTATACAGTGCGACGATCCTGCCGTGATCTACTTCATTCTTAGCGTCTGTCTTCTTTGCCGGCGCCTGCTGCTCTTTGGCAGCGTCGTGCTGCTCTAAAGCAGCGCCTTCCTCTTCCGGATCCGGAGCAGGCTGCTCTTTGTCCTTCCTTCTTTCCAGAATCATAATTGACAGGACACTGCTGATTGCTCCGAAGCAGTCATCGCACAGATCCAGACGGAAATCCTTCTCATCCTGCGTGTATGCGTCCTCATCGACCTCAGTCCCCGTCTGAATGAATTTAGGCTTTGTCTCAATTACCTTTTCGCAATAATCGCATATGGTGATTGTCTTCTTCATGTTCTCTCCTTTAATTTGCAAATTTCTTGTGGGCTTCTTCCAGCTCTTCTCCGGAGATATCCAGATATATCTGTGTTACTCCCAGACTGCTGTGGCCCAGAATTTTTGATACAGTCAGTATCGGCATCCCGTTCCTGAGGGCCATTGTTGCTCCGGTCCTCCTGAACTTATGCGGATGGGCCTGCACTCCGCACTTTTTTCCGATTCTTCTTATTATCGACTCAATCGTGCCTTTATCCGTGTGTTCGTTTTCGGAAACGAGATCAGGACTTTGATACCATGTGTTTTGTCTTGCCTTTGGCCCTGTGCACATAATTTCCACTTTCCCTGCGTATTTTGCCTTTGGAAACAAATACGGGTTGTTGTCCTTCCTTTCCGCAAGATATCTCTCTAAGGCCAGTCTTGCTTTTACATTGAGAAATACTTCTCTTTCTTTATCTCCTTTTCCGTGGACCAGTATCTTTTCTCCTTTGATCTCGTCCAGTCGGATCTGCGCAACTTCCGAGACTCTCGCCCAGGTTGACAGCAATACTTCAAATAAGGCTTCTTCTCTGGTTGTTGCGAGCTGGTAACGCATTTTCTCTATTTCTTCCAGTGTGAAGGCCTGCTTTTTCTTTTTTGTCTCTTTGATTGCTTCTACCTTCGCCATCGGATTCTTCAGGAGAATCTCTTCTTTCTGCAGCCATGCGTAAAATGCTGACAGATTTCGCCTTTCATTGTTTGCTGCGGTTTTGGAGACTTTGTCCTTCTGTACCCTTATAGCCAGATACAAGCGGATGTCATCTGCTGTTATTTCGTTATACGGCTTTCCGATTTTCCGCAACGTCATGCTGATCGACTTGCTGTAGTAATAGATCGTCCTCTCTGACAGACCTCTGGCTGCCTTTGCCATAAGGAAGCGCATGAGAATCTGGTCGTTCACGTCTCCCTGATACACCGTCAGGCTTGTCTCTTCCTTCTGGACACTGTAATCATGCAGGATCACATCTATTTTCATCTTTGCATCCGACATGTGTTTCGGATCCAGATACGGCATGAGTCCTATGATCAGCTTCTCTCTGAGTTCCTCTTTCATATCAGTGCACCCGCTTTCCGCGGCGTCCGTAAGATATGCGACTCTTCTGTCTTTCCAGGCACGTACGGCTCCCCGAGCGTGTCGCCCTGTACGCAGATCGCGCTGATCCCAAGAAGGGAAAGCTGTACATAGCACATATACACGCCTTTCCAGTCGAGGTCCTGCGCTACTACTTCCATAGCCTTCTGGTAGTTGATTCCTTCCTTCTGCAGTATCCTTGCTGTTGCCAGGATCATTGCTCCGCCTCCGCAGGAAGGCTCGTTGATCGTGATCTTCCTGATGTTGCCTTCTTCATATTCTCTGATACATCCGTTTTTCATCCCGATCATCGCCGTCAGCTCCGACAGGTGGAACGGTGTAAAGAATTGTCCAGCTTCCTTGGAGCCCATGCCGGCCTCCATATATACTTTCCCCAGTACATCGTCCGGGCCGTCTTCCAGCGTGTCGACCAGGCAAGCCGTAAGGTATGCGAATTTCTCGTGTTCTTCCTCCGTGTATTTGTTCATGGTATCCAGATACAGCCGCTCGCGGTCCTGCCATATCTTGTCGTGATACAGTCTGACGGAATTTGCGATTGAAATAGCGAGACACTGGATCCAGTCTGAGAAGATCTGATAGCTTGAATATTTCCCGGCCATCTCATTGATCGTCCGGATTATTTGTTTCTTTCTGTCCATCTCATGTCTCCTCCTGGTCCGGATCGTTTATCATTGCACACTTGCGGATCCCGTCTATCCGTGTTAAACTATAAAATATGATTTTTACCTTTGGCGGTTCTTCTGACTGGTACTCAGAGAGCCGCCTTTCATCTTGGTTTATAAGCACTTTCCCCATGGTATATTGGTCCTACATATCCTTCTTTCGGTACTGCTACCTTCAAGTTCTCATAGCCGTTGCCGGCTATCCATACCATCTTGTATGCCCATTTGGATTTGTAATACGGGCAGTCCCCTTCTTCCACCAGGCAGTAATGCCGTTTGCAGGCGTAGCACGTGTACCCGTGATCCGGGCCGTTCGGCTCATACTCCTGTCTGGCATAGACGCAGTTGGCATACTCTTTACTGCTCACCGCAGCTCATCCTCCTCATACATGGCTTCTTCAAAAAAATCGTCTCCTTCTTCGATCATGATTACCATCATTGCGAAGAATGCTGCCAACACTCCGAACATTGCCATGCATGCCAGGACCTGCACATAACAGTCACTGTCGACACAGCACATCGAGAAGATAAAGCCTGCTGCATTTGCTGTTGCCAGTACTTTGCATACATTCAGTCCGATCCGGCCGTCTGCCAGGATAAGCAGCTTCCTTAACATGTCCAGCGCCATCTGTTTGATCCTCTTTTTCATTTCTTCCTTTTCCTCCTTCTATTTGATCCGTCTCAACACGTCCTTGATCATCGCGATCCCTGCATCAGCCGTTACATCTACATATACTGTCGAGACCATGCCGCCATGTTCAAATCTGACCTTCACGGTCTCTGCTCCTTCTTCCTCTTTCTTCAAATAAGTCAGATCCGTCAGATCAGCTCCTGCTCTAGTCTGCTGCAGCACCGGCAGGAGCATCTCGATGATCTTTGCCTTATCCTCCGGAGCTTCCTCCCGGATCCCGTCTGACTTGCCGAGGATCCTGATCAGATATCCCTTGCTCCGGGCCGTCTGGTCTTTCATCCTGCAGGAGATCTCATAGCCTTCTTTCTTCAGCGTCCTGCGCAGGCCCCAGAATTCATTCCTGCCGCAGCTTATGACATCTCCCGGTTTTAATGAGTTACTTCCCATTCCTGGTCCTCCTGTTTCCATTCTCTGCCATGTCAGTCTACTGTCCGGAGATCTTTCTCAATCCGCTTTGTCTCAGCGCTCATCTTCATGGCATCAATGATCAGTTTTGTGACAGACATATTTATGTTGGCCACGATGCCTGCTGTATTGAAATCATCTGAGGAAAGATATGTCAGAAGTTCCTCCATGTCCTTCTTTACTGCCTTTACTCCTCCGGTCACCTGTGCCATGGATCCGGCAAGAATGCCATAACCCTCATATCTGCTACTGGCTATATGTCCATTTCTTCCCAGGAGCTTTTCAGAAAGATTATCTGTGATCTCGACAACTTCCTCTGTGAGCTCCCTGTCCAGGTCGCATCTGAGGTCAAGTTCCATCTGTTCTCCTTTGTTTCCCATGTCATCCTCCTACTTCATTCCGGCGATCGAGCCTCGCTCCAGCTTCAAGGTATCTTCCAGTGCCCAGCACTCTTTGAGCGTCAGCTCCTCCGGCCTGCGCATCCGGTTGTAATATTTATTGTTCCCGAAGTGGCTCTTTACAATCAGATCGCCTACGGACATGTCACACTTCATCCTTGCTTCCTGGATCTTTATGTAGATGTCCCTGGTCAGTGCCGCGATATGTCTCTTCTTTTCCATTACTGTCTCTCCTCTCTGCAAAACTGCAAAAGTCATCTTCTTCTGGTCTGTCGGAATCATCAACAATTCTGATGGCGCATCCGATACTTCCTAACCACCTGCAATCCCTGCACCGGATGATCTCCTGCTGCCGGCTTATACAATCATTTGGATCAGCAGTTGTATGATCAGTTGTAGGAGCGTGTGTATTCAGGTATTCTAAGACCTTGTCCTGCTCCTCTTTGCTCTCGCAGTGGATTATGACGTCATAAGTATCATCGTATTCTCTGGCTACTCCGTCTTCGTCAAAGATAATGTTAATTGAATCAGTCATCACTCTTACCTTCCTTCACCCAGTGCGGGCAATTGATTCGTACCTCTTCGCCCCATTTCGGTAAGTACATGCACCCCTTGGCAGACATCCTACAGTTGTTGCAATCTGGCAAGGATGCGATGCGTTCATAGTGTCTGATACAGTCAGACGCATATCGTAGCAATTCTGCGAAAACCTGCTTCTCTGTTTCTGTTGGAATTCTGCTCATTCCTGTTTACCTCCCAATGCATCCAACGAGTTCAACGCGTTGGAAGTTTTGAATTCGTTGGATTTTCATCTCAGCCATTCTGTTACTTCGATGCCAGTCGCCTGCTGCATCTTTTCTAGTGACTGCAGCGAAGGTCTGGACTCATCCTTTTCCCATCTGGCAACAGCGCCGTTTCCGATTCCACATAGTTTTTCAAACGCTGCGATAGAAATCTTCTTTTCTTCGCAATATTGTTTGACTTTCTCGAATACCATGTTATTCCTCCTTTCGAGAATATTCTGAATATTGATAAATCGCTTGATTTTGATTAGAGAATAATCTAATATAGAAATATCCACAAAACTATACAGAGTAATCTCTATTACAAAAATCAGCATTTCGAGTATCCTCTAACTCGTTACTGCTATTGTATTAGAGTTTCCTCTAGTTGTCAATAACAATTTTCGATTATCGTCGAATTTTGTCGAGGAAATGCAAATGAATAGCGTTGAATTGATTAAAAAGATTTGTAAAGAGCGAAAGATCCCTGTTTCAAAGCTCGAAAAAGAATGCGGTTTTTCTAATGGATATTTGAGCAGTCTTAAGAAAGGAATCCTGCCTAGTGATAGGTTAAAAAGAGTCGCAGTCTATTTGAATCTTGATGTAGAGTATTTAAATACCGGCACTCAATCAAGCGAGCAAACACCTCAATACTACTACGATCCCGAGACTGCTGAACTTGCTCAGGCTATTTTTGAAAACAAGGAGCTGCGCGCTCTCTTTGACGTCCAGAAGGGAATGTCGGCAGATGACCTGCAGGCCCTCTATGGGATGGCGCTGGCTCTGAAAAGAAAGGAAAGAGGCACGGATGACACCGGTTGTTAATGTTCAGGTGCTTGATATGAAGACTTGCTCCGGAGCTGAACTTGTAACACCAAACGAAGACGGATCATACACGATCCTTATCAACTCAAGATTGTCATATGAAATGCAGAGGGCAGCCTTCCTGCATGCTATGGCGCATATTCTGAATGATGATTTTGAAAAAGAAAACGTGCAGCAGATCGAAGCTGCTGCACATGGCATATTTTAATTACTAAAACTTCCCATATCAAAAATGGGCTTCGCACCTTGAAAACTCAATAATACAGACAATCAGATAGGGCTTTTATGCTGCCATTGCCGCTTTAGTCAGCGAATTACGAATGTAATCCGGCAGCCGACCAACGAACATCTCGATGAACATCGCAAGCTGCTCCTCCGTTGGCTGGAAGATGGCGCATACGCTGTCTATCATAGCAGTTATGATGATCTGGAAAGACTCACCGAATGTGATATCCGCCAGTTCATCAGTAAAGAAGAAAAAGATTTCCCCAAGTGTACGGTCGTCCTCACACCGGCGCTGCTCCATCGCAATCATGAGATATCTTGTAAATACGATCGCCACATGGGCAGTTAAGGCATCGTAGGACAGGCTGTGGCACTCTGTAACCAGTTGAAGATAGGACTTGCAGGTCTTGAAGAACACCTCGATCTGCCAGCGTTTCCCATATATCCGGATGATCTCTTCTTCGGAAAGATCCGGGTTTGTGCAGATGAAGGCGATCCAGTCCTTTTTATTCTTCTTGTTGCGGACGCATACTATCTTTGCCGGGATCTTCTGATCCTTTCCAACCATGACATTAACAGACAGCAGATATTTGCTGCGGCCCCGGCGCTTCTTGCAGATACCATAGATCTTGTTGACAGTCAGTGTCTCTCCTTCGTATTCGTAGTAGATCCGGGAGCTCTTCTTGATCATGGCAATGTAATCCAGTCCAAGCTTTTTGACCGCAATGAGCTGTGCGGGACTGGAGAACCATGTATCAAACAGGACATAGTCCGCATGGTGTCCGGCAGACTGAGCACTCTTTAGAAGCTCGATCATGACATCCGTTCCCTTCATCTGCGCGAGTTTTCTTCGCTTTGCGGCAAGGGAGCGGCCATCGAATTCATGTGCCGGCCCAATGAGATTGCTCTCTTTCGAAGATGCCAGAAGGCTGCTGTTTACCGGAAGGAATGTGTTTCCATCAGTCCAGCCAAGGGTCATAAGCCGGTATCCTTTGCGGTATTTCATCGATACATGATCGAATACGCGGGATCCGAGTTCTGTTTTCTTACAGCTGGTGCGCTCAAATAGACTGTCGTCGACAACAAAAGCATTGACCCTGTCCTCATTTGTGAGCGGTTGGACAGTATCGGCCACTTTCCTTGATAGGAGCGTTGTAAAACGAATCCAGTTGGTCTTTGGGCTGTTGAGAAACCGATAAAAGGTATTCTTCGAAAATGCCTCCCGAAAAGAGCCGGTTTTCCGCTGCATATACATGCTGCGGTCGGAGAAGACATTGCACAGCTTATACTTGAAGATATCCAGTACGGGAACACCCTTTTCCTTCTGCGCATTGCATTTGCGGAGCAGATTTCCAACCTCGAATGTGCGGAAAAACGAAGAAATTGCATTAAAAAGTTCCTGTCCGTCCTGATTCTGTGGTAGAATTGAAATTGGCATAGTAAGCCCCCTTTGTATGGTTGTTTCTAGTCAATTCAATTATACCAGAGGCACAGCTTCTATGCCTTTTAAATTGCCTGGATTATTGAGTTTTCAAGATTCAACACACCTTTTCGGTGTGGGAAGTTTTAGTTAATTATTGACTAAAAAGGAGGCTGAATAATTTATGAAGACTATGTTTTCATTTGATATCGCCGGACTGCAGCATTATTGGGATGATGTAATGAATCATCTCGCAGTTGACAACGACGAATACGGGATGTCGAAAAAGGAACTTATTGATGAATACCGCATCGATGAGCGTGTGTACCGCTACGATTTTGAAGCGGGCCACGTTGAGCTTGTCCAGGAGCCAGATGATTCGAAATACGCTGGTGCGGTCAGAATTGTTGCGGACGGAATCCTGATCGGATACATTCCTCACTCCCGTGCTGAAGAAGCGCGCAACCTTATTGCGAATGATGACGCTCATGGTTTTATGCTCTCCATCGAAGGAGGAGAGTTCCATGAGGTTCGCGAAGAAGAGGATGATGATAGAAATGAAAAATATGTGATGGTAACGGATGAGGCCTTCCCTGTCGGATACATCTACAGATATATAGGTGAAGATGTCCCCGAAAGCAATGCTGTTGAGATTCCGGCAAAAACATACCCTGCTGCCGTTTACACGTTCATTTTCATCATGAGCATTGTTTTGATCGTAATGAGCCTGCTGCTGCTTATTGTCGTTCCTGTTGCCGGCATCCTCGGAATTGCCCTTGGTGTTTTTGGGATCATTTATTCCAGGAAGAAGCGACCCAAGAAATAAACCATACTTTTAATAAAAAAGACCGCCCCGGGACTGACAGATCGGAGCGGTCTCTGAGGATGTGATACCCTCAACATATCGCAATATGATTATATCACATCCTCTCTGTTTCTGTACCACAGATGCTTATCGGCGCAGGCCTGCAGTTCAAGTCGGAAGAGGTTTCTAAGATCTCCCTGCTGCAGACACTCATCGAGCAGAACTGGATCATCATCAGACAGCTCGACAAGCTGAATCAGAAACAATAAAATAAAAAACACCACCTACGAGGAATTCTCCTTTTCAGTGGTTCAATTATAGTATACTCATTTTAGAGTGTTTATTCAACTAAAAAAGGCCGCCTACCTTGCTGCAGAGTAGACGGCTATGTTCCTTAGATAGTAATATTCAATTTTGCAACTAACGCTTCCTGGAGCGTTTTTGAGAAGTTAATATTCTGGGCAACCGCCAGATCATTGAGCCATTCCGGTATTGTCAGTGTTTTCTTCACTGCCCGTTTGTTAAACTTCTTTTGATAAAACATTGTATCTGCCGATACATAATTTACAAACTCGTTTTCTGCTAACTTGATTTCATTACGATCGGTAGGTGTTGGAATTGCTTTTCCATCTCTCTCATATTCGTACAATGTCAGAGCAAGGACATCTTCTGCCATTTTAATTGCATCAGCAAGATTGTCCCCGCTTGTATAGCAGCTTTCGAGATCCGGAAAGTCAACTGCATACAGCCCTCCATCCTCTACTGTAAATACTGCAGGATATACATACTTTCCCATATTTCGCTACCTCCTTATCTTTCAACATGAAAAGCATCTGACTGATGAAAGACCCGGGGCTATTTAAGCCCCGCATCCTTCAGGATTCTGTTTACGGTTCCTGTTGCAATTTCTTGTGAATCATGCCTTGGAACCGGGAACTCTTTTCCAGTGATTGGACTATACCAT